ATTCGCGAATGGATCAAAGAGAAGGTCTTTCCGGATCGCGAGGACATGCCCCCGCCGAACCACGGGTTCCGGCACCTGTTCGAAGACGCGCTATTCGCTGGCGTCTCTGAAAAGGCCGCGCTCTACATCACCGGGCGCTCGTCTGGATCGTCCGCAGATGATTACGGTGGTAGTGACTTACGCCTACTCGAAATCGCGGTCCAGATGGACAAGGTTCGCAGCATCATATGAAGCTCACCATCTCTACTCAGAAATAAAAATGAACGATTTATCGATTTTCGTTCACTTTTATTGAACAATAGGATTCACAAGGGATTCCTAATGTGAGAGAATCCGTCTCAAGTTAATTGAGGACGGATTGCATGAATTTTGCCGGAGTTGTTTCAAGTGCGAAGAAGGCGCTCGGCTTTCCGGTAGAACAGAAGGCATATTCCCTCAACAGTCCCGAATTCGCCGACTTGATCGGCTTGCGCCCTACTTACTCTGGCGTAAATCTCGGCGGACAGTCGGCGCTCTATGTTCCGGCTATTCTTCAGGCTGTCCGGTTGATCTCTGAAACCATTGGGTCACTTCCTTGCAAGGTCTATCGGGAAACCGCAGACGGCAAGGAAGTGACCAAGGATCATTCCGCCTATCGCATCGTCCATAAGCGGGCGAACGAGTGGACGGGCGCGGGCAATCTCCGCACCCGCTTGACCGCCGACGCTCTCATGCACGGCAACGGCTACGCGAAGGTGGTTCGCTTCGAAGATGGCCGGCCTTTCGAGCTTCATCACCTGAAGCACGGCACCGTCACCGTGCTGGAAAATCCGGCCACCGGCGCACCTGTCTATCGCGTGTCGGAAGCGACCGGCACCCGCGAATATCCACACACCGAAATCCTTCACATCCCTTCCTTCCTCGGCGTCTCGCCTATCGCATTCGGCAAGGAAGGCATCGGCCTTGCCGCAATCCTCGAACGTGACGCAGCGCAGTTTTTCGGCAGCGGGCGACGGGCGGCTGCGACCTTGACGAACGAAGGTAAGGCGATTCCCGACGACAACACGAAGGCCGCGAAGACCATCGGCTTCCTTTTGAAGTCTTATCGAGAGTGGCAGTCGGACCCGAACCGCTATCCGCTCTTGCTTGATGGCGGGTGGAAGCACAGCGCCGAAACGATGACCTCGACCGATGCGCAGTTTCTCGAAAACCGCGTTTTTCAGATTGACGAAATCGCTCGCATCCTCGGCGTTCCGCCGCACCTGCTTTTCAATCTTGAGCGGGCGACGTGGGGCAATGCGGAGACGATGGGCGCAACCTTCTATGAACTTTGCATTCGCTTTTGGCTGGACCGCTGGACGGACGCCCTGACGACCGTGCTTCTCACGGAAGACGAACAGGACACCCACTATTTCGAATTCATCGTGGACGACCTCATGCGCGCCGATGCGGCCAGCCGCACCGCGAACATGACCGCGCTCGTCACGAACCGGATCATGACGCCGAACGAAGCGCGCGCAATCCAGAACATGCCGCCCCTGCCGGGTGGCGACGAACTCATCAATCCGCACACGACCAGCAACGCCGCGCCGATCTCGGCCCAGGCGAAGGAACCCGCATGACCGAACACCGCGCCTTTTTCGGCGACGGCGAAAAGACCTTCGCCTTCCCGACCCGCGAACTTATCGAAGAACTTGAGCACAAGACCGGCCAGCCTATCGGCGCGCTTTTTCGCCGGTTCCAGAACCATGACTTTTCGTTCTCAGACCTGACCGAAATTATCCGGCTCGGCCTTGTCGGTGGTGGCGCTTCGCCCGCCGACGCCGACCGCCTTGTGAAGGTCTATTCCATCGGTCGCCCGCTGACTGAAAGCTTCCTTGTCGCACTCGGCATCATCACGGCGCTGTTCCTCGGCACTGAAGAGAACACCGACGACGATGACTTCGGCTTTCCCCAGGACGAAAAGTGGGAGGCCGCAGCGACCGGCGATCTCGCCGCAGCGATCCGCGCGGCCTATGCGGACGACGCCGAATGAGCGAACGCCTCGAATTCAAGGCCGCGCTCACGGTTGACGACGCCGGCACCATCACCGGCATTGCATGGCCGTTCGGTTCCCCTGATCGCGTCGGCGACGTGATCGAAAAGGGCGCGTTCGCCTCGCCGGAAGTCCTGCCGATGCTGTTCGCCCACGATCAGGAGCAGCCTATCGGCGTATGGAATGAAATCAGCGAGACCCCGGACGGCCTGACCGTCAAGGGCAAGTTGCTTATCGATGAAGTCGCCAAGGCCCGCGAAGTCTATGCATTGATCCGCGAGCGCGCCCTGTCCGGCCTGTCCATCGGCTTCCGCACGAAGGCCGCGAAGCCCCGCCAGCGCGGACGCACGATTACCGCGCTCGACCTTCACGAAATCTCAGTTGTCGCCGTCCCTAGCCATCCCGGCGCGCAAATCACGTCAGTAAAGGCCGCCGATGGCACGGCAGACCAGAAGGAAACCATCTTGGAAAATGAAGCAGAACTTGAAGTGAAGAATGACCCGGTCGTGACGCGGGAAGAGCTTGCCGAAATCAAGTCTCTCCGCAGCGATGTGGACAAGCTGAAGGCGAAGCTTAATCGCCCGACTGCGGCAAACAACAATCACCCGGCAGCAGCCAACGACAACGACCTGAAGGCGCTCGACACCGAACTGAAGCGCACCCTCCTGGAACAGAAGGCGCTCACGATCTCGCTTCCCGGCACGGGCGGCAATCTCGTCAATGATACGCTCCTGACGCAGATCTTGGAGAAGCTCGGCAAGAGCAACCCCATTCGTCAGCTTGCGAACTCTATCCAGCTCGACACCGGTCTTCTGAAGATTCCGCGTCTTCTGGACGGCGTTGCGCCGGGCAGCGTCACGGAAACTGCAACGAAGCCGGAAAGCACGCCGACCTTCGAACAGGTCAGCATTGAACCGTTCATGATGGGCGCGCAGGTGCTCGTGTCGCGCTCGCAGCTTGAAGACAGCGCCATCAACCTCGTTTCGTGGATCTCCGGCCATATCGCCAGCAAGTTCGGCGAACTTGAGTCTGCATGGTTCGTGAAGGGCAATGGCACTACCCAGGCCGAAGGCGTCATGACCTCGACCGAAGTGCAGGAAATCACGTCCGCCGCAACCACGCTGAAGGTGGATGACCTGCTTGACCTTCTGTATTCGGTGAAGGCCAGCTACGCTAACGCAGGCGCATGGGTGATGAACCGCAAGACGACCCGCGTCATTCGCGGCATGAAGGATAGCGACGGCAACCTTATTTGGGAGCGCAGCCTTCAGGCGGGCGAGCCGGGCCGCATCCTCGGCCAGCCCGTCTATGTGGCCGATGATATGCCGGACCCGGCAGCTGGAAACACGCCGATCATCTTCGGCGACTTCTATCGCGGCTACTTGATCACCGATCGCATCGCCTTCGAGCCGTCTGTCGACTACGCCAAGTTCTCCGAAAATGACCTCGTGCAGTTCGTTGGCCGTCGGCGCGTCGGTGGCAAGGTGGTCATGGGCGAAGCCCTGACGAAGCTGAAGCTGAAGGCCGCCTAAGCATGGACCTTCAGCGGCCCGCATATGAGCAGGTGACGATTGCGCACGGTGGAAACACCGTGTCGCTTCGCCCTACCTTGCGGGCCGCTACTACCCTTGAAGCTCGTCACGGCTTCCCGGCACTGTTTCGCGCGCCGTTCGACCTCAACATGACGATCATTTCCGACATCATCCTGACCGCATCCCATCCCGGTCACGATGCAGCGACTTTCCTCTCTTCCCTTTCGGGAAAGCCGCTCTTCCCTTTCTTCATGGCCGTGCGTCAGCCGCTCGCCGATCTCGTGTCCATGTTCATGCCCGCCCCCGATCCGAAGGCACAGCCCTCGACCGGCACCGGCAAGCCTATGCCGTGGTCAGAAGTCTTTGCGACCCTCTATGACAGCGCGACCGGCTGGCTTGGCTGGACGCCGGAAACGGCCTGGAATGCGACCCCGACCGAAATCACGCGCGCCATGTCCGCGCACTTTGACCGGCTGGTAACGACGGGCGTTCTCGTGCGCGACAAGACGACCGCAAAGGCACCCGACCCCGAACAGGCAGCGCAGAACGAAGCGCTTGGCCTCGACCCCGAATTTGACCGCGCCGGGCTTCGTGCCCTCAAGGCGAAGATCTCACAAGGAACCTGAGAATGATCGATCCCTTCGAACAGTATGCCCGCCCTCACCCTGGCACCTTCGACAACGCTCTTGCGATCACCCCGGACAATGACAACGATTTGTCGGTTGCTCCGAGCCTCATCTGGCTTGGAACGCCCGGCGACGTGCGGATTACCGCAATGAACGGAGAGACGGTCACGCTCAAGAATCCGAACTTGCTGCCCTTCCTCTTTGCGAGGGCCAAGCGCATCCACGCGACCGGAACCACGGCCAGCGACATCGTTCTGTTGTGGTAATCATGAGCTTGCCGCCTCGCATCTGTTCATGTGGAAACGTCGTGCCTCATGGCGAGCTTTGCGCTTGCCAGAAGAAGGCACGGCAGGAACGTGGCGCTCGTCATGATGCGCGGCGTCCTTCAGCCCGTGCGCGCGGCTATAACCATGAATGGCGCAAGGCCCGCGCCGAATACCTCGCCACGCACCCGCATTGCCGGGAGTGCAGCAAGAGCAGCATCACCCGCCTTGCTACCGTCGTGGACCACATCATCCCGCATCGTGGCGACAAGAACCTGTTCTGGCACCGCGCCAACTGGCAGCCCTTATGCAAGCCCTGCCATGACAGCGTGAAGCAGCGGCAGGAGCGCGCGCTATGAGGACGGTTCTCTATTCTTATCGCGGCCAGCGCTGGCTTATCGCCGAACTCGCAGACATCTCGGGAGTGCCAGCCCCGACGCTGCATAAGCGGCTCGTGGCAGGCTGGACCTTGGAACAGGCCATCGCAACCCCGACCCCCAAGCAACGCCGGCGGGGGGTGGTCTCCAATTTAGGAGCGTTCGAGGGGACCGGCGGGGGGAGCACTTCACAAGACAGCGCTAATATAACTTTTTAGAGAAGGCTTAAATTCAGCATGACCGCAGTAAGTCTTGACCTCGCCAAGGCTCATATGAAGGTGGATGGAACCGCCGAAGATGAGCTTATTTCCCTGTATCTTGAGGCCGCAGAGACGTGGTGCGGGAACTACATCGGGAAGCCGGTTGCTGACCTCGACCCCATTCCGGCAGACGTGAAAATCGCGATTTTAAAGCTCGTTTCCTTCTATTACGAGGTGCGCAGCCTCGCGACCTATGGCCTTTCCGTCGACATGGCACCGCAGGGCGTGACCTCGATCCTCGATAGCTACCGCGAAAAGTGGTTCACCGATGGCGAATAAGGACGGCCTTGACGATCTCATGAAGGCGTTCGATCGGGTGAAGAAGGCCCCGCGTCAGCAGATTACGAAGACGCTTGTGGCTTCCGCGAACGAACTTGCCGATGCTCAGCAGCACCTTGCGCCGAAGGATACCCACGCGCTTGCGAACAGCATCACCGTCACCGAACCCGGCAAGTTAACTCCCGCTTACTCGCAGCCGGGCGGCTCCCGCGTGGCCGGTGAAACGGAAGTGATTGTCACCGCTGGCAACAGTGAGGTGCGTTACGCGCACCTTGTCGAATACGGCACCAGCGACACCGAAGCGCAGCCGTATTTCTGGCCCGCCCTTCGCCTTCTCCGCAACCGACTTCAGCAGGGTATCGACCGCGCCGGGCGGAAGGCCGTGAAGGACGCATGGGATAACAAGAATGTTTGAACCGACCTTGGCCCTTCAGACTGCAATTCGCGACGCGCTTGTGGATGCGCCGGGCGTGATTGCGCTCGTGCCCGCCGATCATATCCGTTCCGGCAGCACCCGGCCCGACAAGATGCCGTGCATCATCATGAGCGACGGCAACACCGCGCTGCACGGGCATGACTACCGCAGCCAGCGCACGGCATGGGTTTACCTCGACCTTCATATCTGGACGCTGGACGCTGGACAGGATGCGGCGAAGGAAATCGCGGGCGCTGTAATCGCAGCGCTCGACAAGCCCCTGAATTTTGAGGGATGCGACTGCGATCATTTCCGCGTCACGCGCTCGACCTTCCCGCGTGATCCGACGCCCGGTTATGGGCATGGCGTCCTGTCCGTCGAAGCCTTCATTCGGTGGATTTTGTAATGCTGAACATCGGCAACATGGATCGCCGCATCACTATTGAGCGCGAAACGGAAACCGTGTCACCGTCCGGTGATGCGCGAAAGGTATGGGCGCCCGTCGCGACCGTATGGGCCGAAGTCCTTCAGCAGACGGCCAGCGAATTCTTCACTGGCTACGGCGAGGCCGAAACCGGCACCGTGATTTTCCGCGTCCGTTATCGCCCTGGCATCACGACCGCCGACCGCGTGAGCTATGACGGCCAGCCCTACGGCCTCACGGAAATCAAGGAACTTGGCAGGCGCGATGCGCTCGAACTTCGCGGCGAGGCGCTGAAGTGACGCACCTTCGCGGCAGGAAGCCGCCCATCTCCCGCGACAGCAACGCACTGACGAAGGTGCCGGCAGCGCCGAAGCATCTTGCGCCGTATGCGCGCGCCGAATGGAAGCGGATCATGCCCGGCCTCATTGAACGCGGCATCATCACGAAGGCCGATCTCAGCGGCCTTGAGGAACTTTGCGTCATTCGTGGCCTTGCCCGTGAATACGCCGACGCTCTTCGCGCCGACCCGCTGAACAAGGTTCTTTTCGGGATGCTGAACCGCGCCATGCAGACGGCCCGGCAGCTTGCGGCGGAATATGGTCTCTCGCCGGTATCGCGCGCCCGTGTCGGCAGCGCAGCCGCTGAAGACGACGACGAACCGAACGCTATGATGATCGGTAGGAACCGCGCCCGTGTCTAAGAGCGCGTTCCCGCACTGGATTTACGACGGTAGCGCCATCGCCGACCCGCTCGGCTATGGACAGGATGCCGTTGACTTCATTCGGGCGCTGAAGCACCCGGCCAGCACCGCTCCGAAGGGCCGTTTCCAGCTTTACGACTTTCAGGAGCGCATGACGCGCCGCATCTATGGCCCGCGCAACGCGGATGGAAGCCGGATCGTGCGGACGGTTTTCCTCATGCTGCCGCGCGGCAATCGTAAGACCAGCATCGCCGCAGCGTGGGCGCTTCTCCATACCATCGGCCCGGAAGCCCGCCCGGCTGGACAGGCCATCTTTGCCGCGTCCGACCGTGAACAGGCCGGTATCGGCTTCAAGGAAGCCGCCAACATCGTGCGTGAGGATCGCCGCATCGTGGCCGCGACCCGCATCTATGACGCCCATAACTCGGCGAAAAAGATCACCTGCCGCCCGAACAAGGCCGAATTGCTCGCAGTTTCCAGCGATGGCGCGGCCCAGCACGGCAAGACGCCCAGCTTTGTGCTTGTTGACGAAATCCATGCTTGGAAAGGCCGTGACCTTTGGGAAGCCCTGAAGTCCGGCATGGCAAAGGTTCCCGATACTCTCATGATTATCGCCACGACCGCAGGCCGTGGACAGGAAAACATCGGTTTCGAGCTCTACGACTACGCCCGGAAGGTCGCGACCGGCGAGATTGACGACCCTGCTTTCTTGCCGATCATCTTCGAAGCCGATCCCGGTGATGATTGGCGCAATGAAGCGGCATGGCACAAGATCAATCCGGGCCTCACGCACGGCTTTCCCGATCTTGGCGGCTTGCGCACGATGGCGCGGGAGGCAGAACACCGGCCCGCCGAACGGTTCGCGTTCCAGCAGTTCCATCTGAATATCTGGCAGGCCGCTTCCCGCGATCCGCTGTTCGATATGGCCGTGTATGACGCCGGGCGCGATCCGAACTTTGATCTCGCCGAACTTGAGGGCCTTCCTTGCTATCTCGGCGTTGACCTGTCCCGCTCCGGCGATCTAACCGCCCTTGTGGCCGCGTTCCGTCATGAGGATGGCGGGATCTCGCTTCACCCGTGGTTCTATCTGCCGTCCGAAGGGCTGGACGACAAGGCCAAGGTTGAACAAGTTCCATATCCCCGGTGGCGCGACGACAAGCTGTTGAACGTCATTGACGGCCTGGTGATCGAACCCGACGTGATCGCCGACCAGATTATCAACATTTGCGGCACCTACGACGTGCGCGAAGTCATCTTTGACCCGTCGCTTGCCGGGCCGCTCATGTCGAAGCTGATCGATCACGGTATCAACGTGCTTCAGCTTCCGCAGACGGCCAAGCATATGCACGGCCCGATTTGCGACCTCGAGCGCGTGGTGAATGGCCGGCGCATCCGGCACGGCGCGCACCCGATCCTTCGCAATCACTTCGAAAGCGTCGTGGTGAAGCGCGCGACCAGCGCCAGCGAATTGACCACGATGCACAAGGGCACCCGCCACAGCAACCATATCGACGGCGCTATCGCGTCCGCGCTGGCCGTCTTCCGGGCCGCTGCGAACGATAACCAGCGCTCGATTTTCGACCTCGACCCCGATGAATTTGACCGGCTTCGCGACGAAGCCGAAGCCGCATAAGGATACCTGCAATGGATGAAGGCCAGCGCCTTTTAGTCACCTTCGAAGCCCGCTTGAACAAGTATGAGCGCGATCTTGAACGCTCCAAGGGCAAGAGCCGCACCAACTTCCGGGCAATCCAGAAGGAAGCCGAGACCGCTGCTTCCGGCATTGAGAAGGCTATGGGCGGCGCAATGAAGACGCTCGGCAGCTTCGGCAAGGGCCTGCTCGGCGGCATCGCGGGCGGGCTGGCCGTGGGCGGCCTGGATCAGATCATTGGACGCGTCGGCGAGCTTGCCAAGGGCGTTGCCGAAGTCGGCGACATGGCAAAGATGGCTGGCTTGAAGGTGAAGGACTTTCAGGAACTCAAGTATGTGGCCGAACAGAACCGCATTCCCGTTGATGCCCTGACCGACGCTATGAAGGAGCTTTCCCTTCGCGCAGATGAGTGGATCAAGACCGGTTCCGGCAGTGGCGCGGAGTCTTTCCAGCGCATGGGCTACAGCGCGCAAGAGCTTGCCCGGAAGCTCGAAGATCCGAAGGCCCTTTTGCTCGATATCATCGATCGCATGCAGCGCCTCGACAGCGCGGCCCGCATTCGCGTCTTCGATGAAGTCTTCGGCGGACAGGGCGGCGAGAAGTTCGTGCAGCTTATCGACCGCGGAACGGACAGCATCCGCGCGACGATCAAGGAAGCTAATGACCTCGGCCTTATCATGGATGAAAAGCTCGTCCAGCGCGCCGACGAATTTGACCGGAAGTGGTCCGCTGCCGCAAGCTCTTTCGGCGTCTATTGGAAGGAAGCCTTCCTTAGCGTGGCCTTCCTCGCCGACGACTTCCTTGACCGCTTTAACAAGGTTGACGAACAGACGACCCGCAACGTTCAGTCCGCGCTTGTATCCACTTATCAGAAGCTCGAAACGGCGAAGACGCGCCTTGCCGACCTCACGCGGGAAAAGGGAGCGTTCCCCGACGACCCGACCATTGACCTCAACATTGAACGTCAGAAGCAGCTTGTCGAGGAACTGACCGGCAAGGCCATGAAGCTTCGCGACGTTCTCGACCGGCGCAACGGCTATAGCGAGAATTTCGTTTACAAGGCTGGCGAAGACGCCAAGGGCGCAACGCCCCCTGTGAACAACCTCAACAACGCCCTGTCCGGTAGCGGCAGTGCTGCCGCGAAGGCAGTCGCCGGTATCAAGAGTTATTCGGATGCTATCCGCGCCCTGAAGGATGAGGTGCCGGATTTGGCGAAGTCGCTCGCCGATCTCGACGCCAAGGCGAAGATTGACGCCATTTATCAGAAGGCCATTTCGCAGGCGGGCGGACAGCGTGAAATCGCCCTGGCGAACGAGATGCGCGGCAATGCGCTTTCCTCGCTCAGCCTGAAGAGCGCGACAGACGACCCGACGACCTACCTTTCGACCGTCCTCGCGAACGGCAAGGGCAAGGACAGCCTGACCGGTATGCAGACGGCCTTCCGGGAGAAGCTGGCGAAGATGATCGCCAGCATGCCCGACGACCTGAAGGGCGGCGTCACCATCAATTCCGGCTTCCGCGATATCGCCCGGCAGCAGCAGCTTTGGCTTGATGCCCTGAAGAAGTATGGATCCCCGGAAGCCGCTCGCAAGTGGGTGGCACCGCCCGGCAACAGCCAGCACAATAAGGGCAACGCGGCAGATCTCGGCTATTCGAACGATCGCGCCCGCGATTGGGTGCATGCGAACGCTGGCAACTTCGGCCTGTCCTTCCCGCTCTCGAATGAGAATTGGCATATCGAGGACGCCGACGCCCGCACCAAGAATACCGCCGACGAAATCCAGCGCCTGACCGACGCGGCGCAGAAGCAGGCCGAAGCCTATGGTCAGATCACGGGCAGCGCCCGCGAATATACGGCGCAGCAGGGCATTGAACAGCAGGTGCTCGGCATGACCGCGCAGCAGGCGGCAGCGCTTCGCTACGAACAGGAAATGCTCAACGAAGCCCAGCGCGCCGGCATTGCGCTCACGCCGCAGCAGCGGCAGGAAATCGCCAGCCTTTCGCAGGGTATGGCGTCGGCGGAAACCAGCGTTGACAGCTTCCGGCAGAAGCAGGAGAACGCGGCGGAAACGGCCCGCTTCTTCGGCGAGGGCATGACGGACGCCCTGGCCGGCATCATCACCGGCACGACGACGGCGCAGGAAGCGTTGCAGTCGATGCTTCAGACGCTCGTGAAGGCGACCTTACAAGCCGCGCTCATGGGCGAAGGTCCGCTTGCGAACTTGTTCGGCACCGCGCCGAAGTCCGGCAGCGGCGGGGTTGGCTTCGGTGGACTGTTCGGCGGCCTGCTCGGTTCGCTGTTCGGCTTTGCTGAAGGTGGCTATACCGGCGACGGCGGGAAGCATGAACCGGCAGGTGTCGTGCATCGTGGCGAATTCGTCATGAGCAAGGAAGCAACGCGCCGGCTCGGCGCGGGCAACCTTGACGCCATGCACCGGGCCGCACTTCGCGGCGGGTATGCCGAAGGCGGCTATGTCGGCAGTGCCCCGGCGCTTCGCAAGCCCGATCTCGTGGCCGCGAACGGCAACGCCGCGCCGGTCCAGCAGATCAACATTTCTTCTGCAATCACCGTCAACGGGAGCGCCGGCACGCCCGAGCAGAACACCGACCTCGCCCGCAAGATGGCGAGGGAATATGAACAGTCCACGCGGGGGCTTGTTGCGGACGAGCTTCGCAGGCAGACGCGGCCCGGTAACTATCTTTCGGCGAGGACGCGCTAAGGCGCGTTTCGTGCGCCCGGACGGGCCTTTCCTCATCCGACGCCCGGAACGCCTCTCAGTGACTCGCTACGGCGGAAACGCGGAACGATCCGTGTCCGACCGGAGATAGGTTCCGCGACCGGGAGCGCAGCGACCGGGCCGGAACCCTCTCCTATCGGTATGGGATGCTTCCCGCCCGCAAGCGGTTCTTCCCTCCCGCAGGATATCTAAATCTTCCGGGCGGACGTTTCACCCCGTTCGCGCCGCAGGCGCGGGCAAGGCCGAAGGCCGCGCAGGGAGCCGCCGCAGGCGGCGAGTGACTCACATGCCGCTTCATTTCCGGGGACAATTTCTTGCCGATTTTACAAGTCTTTTTATTACGTATCTATATATATAGGAGAAAATGCCCCCGGAAACTCGTTATGCCTCGGCTAGAAATTGCCTCCGGAAACAAAGCCTTACTTTTGCCATGATAATACGACATTAATGTCTTATTGAATTAGGGAGCATCCTTTGTCTAAGCCGAACACCCTTCACCTCTCGCCGCGCCGCCTTGAACAGATCAACGCGATCGCTGCCGCCCTCAACCTTTCAGCGACGGAAGCCGTTGCTTATATGATCCGCAAGGAAGTCGCCGCTGGCACCATCCCGGCAGGTGTCCCCGGTTTCGTGGCGGAATCAGACGGGAACGCCGTTTCGATCAAGATCGATGACGCCGCGCCCGTGGTCTACACTGTCGAGGCAGCGCGGGAAATCGTCGCTTCGATCCGGGGAACGGTCGAAGGGGAAGCCAGTATCTTCAGCGTGAAAAACAATTTCAGCTTTGTTCGCATCGGGCGGGGTTTCAAGTTGCGCGCGCCGCTGTCTGGCGCGGAAGTCAGCATGACCGGCGATCTCGCGATTGATCTCGCCGACCAGATCGAAAAGGCCGCAGCATAAGAAAACCCCGGCGATGTGCTTAGGAGCGCCGGGGTTTCACGTAACCACAACCTGATGACTGATTGTTCACAATGAATAACCGTTTTGACGAAGATAGTCAACATATCGTTGACAATGGAAGTTCGGAAGACTCCGGGGATAGTGCCCGCCGGATGCCTCCCGAACTTCGCGCCCTGGTGCACGATGCGGCGAACAGGTTGAAGGATGAGAACTACCGGAACGGAAAGAAGGCCCGTGCCCATAAGGACCAGATGAAGGCGGACTATGCCGACGTGATCCGGGCGACCGAAGGCCGCGACGTTCGAGCATATGTGCTTCACGGGACGGACGAAGAACGGAAGAAAGCCCGCCGCGAACAGCGCGCGTTGTCGAAGGCGAACCGCAGCCCTGACCAGATCGCGAAGGAACGGGAAGCAGACCGGGAGCGAAAAGCTTCGAAGGCTCGGGAGAAGAAGGCCGCAGCGGCGAAGGCGCTTCGATCGGCCGAAAATTTCGGCAAGTTCTGACTTCGCGCACGACTTACCGCGCTCGCCTTAGATCCCCGCTATAAATTGAGTGTCGGTTGTCGGACCGATCTCGCCGGGTGCTTGTTGACACTGCCCCGGCGAGGGGCACCCTTTCGTAAAGCATGGCGAAGGGGTGCCCACTTGATCCTCAAGTAGTAAGTAAGTATTTACTTATACTAATTTGAATTCAAACACTTAAACCGAAAGCCGCTTGCCAAATCACTTGCATTGAATCATCGATGTGGCTGTCAACAAGCAGCAAGGAATTCCTCTATGCAGGATCAATACATTCACGCCGACACCTATCATTCCGCTCTCGACACCCTCGAAGCCATCGCCCGGACGTTCGAACCGGCAGCGCCCGACGATCTCCGCACCCGGCTTATCGAAGTGCTCGGCGATCTCGGCATCTGGCCGATTGATTGCTTGGAGCAACACCCTGGCACCCCGCGTCTGGCCGCTTGAGCAAAAACAATAACTTACACGAATCCTAGAGAATCCTATGGAAAACCAACGAAATATGTATCTTAAGAAGAGTCCCGCAACGAACAGGGACGATCCCATGAACATCGACATTGGAAATGAACGTGATTGGCAGAAGATTGCCGATCCAAGCGCCGTGCGGATTATTCACGTTGAAAGGGCAAACCCCGCTTACTTGCCACTAGCTGAACAGATTGCTGATATTCTTGCGTCCTTTCTGAGTGCCCACGCATATATGCGCGATGGGCAGGGAAATTGCGGCGAGGTATCAGCCATTGCCCATGCAGTCGCGACGTGCGCGGGTTATAAGCCCCGGCTGCTGGGCGGCAATTGCCTCGATGCTGAAGGTCAGGCACCTTTTGGGAGGCGCGGCGGGCACTATTGGGTTGAGATGCCAGACGGCGTGGTAATTGACGGCGCGGGCAGCAACCGTGTTCAAATCTACCGTCCCGAAGCCACGGGTTATCGGTTGATCCCGATTGTTGGCTACAGGCGTGGCGGTGCATGTATGCGCAAGGCTAAGACGTGGCTGGACCTGAGCGCCACTATTCAAAAGGCGATTGCCAAGCAGGGCGCAAACTTCCTGTGGTCTCAAATGGAGGCCGCATAGTGCCGATCCCGAAGAACACGCCCGCCGTCTTTGACGAAATTCTTGCTGACTACCGGCACGGCACCATCGACGCTGACGCAGTCCGCAAACGCATCGCCGACGCGATCAAGGCCGATCCGGCATTGCAGAAGTTCAAGGATGAGCATCTTGCGTGGACGGACTACGACGACACCGTCGAATGGCTTTGAAATGATCTAGAGCGACAGGCCCGCCAATCACGGCGGGCCTTTTCCTTTTGGAGTTACCATGTCCAGCAGATACGAGGGAATGACCGCAAAGGACGCCGACGACCTCATGGTCGGGATAATCGGCCTTCTTGTAAGTGAGGCGATGGAAGAAGCCAGGGCGATGACGCAGGAGGAATGGGATGTGCGAGATTCGGCTTATCTGCCCCACTACTTTGCCAGCGCGATCTTCTACACGGTGCAGAACCGCCTTCGGGATGCACCGTGA